GCATCAATTTGTGTACCTACAGAACTGAAGCCAGATGTAGCTTGAATAGTTGCTGTACCTAAATCTATCTGTGTACCTATGGAACTAAAGCCACTTGTACTAGAAATGGTACTAGAGCCATCAACAACAAAAACTGAGGTTGCACTAGCACCGCTAACGCCAGCTATTGTGGCTTCAGCTTGGTGTGCTAAGTCGTTATATTTGGATCTACTGTAGTAACCCTGATTATAGCCGATACTGGCCATGCTATTACGCCAGCGTTATATCAAGGTCTCCAGCATTGAATCTAAAAACATCCCCACTACTTACGACCTTTGAGGAATCTAAAGTAGAGTAAGCTAATAAATTACCGCCTGAAGAAGCATCTAAAACACCAACAGCAACCACAGTTCCATAATCGGCTGTAGCTGTAGGATATTCAATAGCTGCTGTGTTACTTGCAGTTGTAGGGTTTGTACCAGAAACAGTAAATGTTCCTGTTTGTCTAGCGTAAGCTCCGCCAGAAACTTCTGTGCCACCACCAGTATCAGATGGCGCTACTGTGTATAAAGCTACATGCAAAGTAGATGGTGCTGTAAAAGCGTTACCACCAAATACATGATCTAAAACTTTATCTTCTAAATAATCACTAAATCCTGACATATTTTACCTCAACTCTTAAAATGATAAGTTGTTTTATGTGCTTTGCCATAAGTTCTTCTTCTTGGTATTAAAGAGCCTTTGCCAAATTCAGCACGTTCTTGTTCCATTCTCATTTCCTCTAGTGCTTTTTCAAACAACTGAGAAAACATATTTACACGTTCATCTTCCATTAGGTAGATTGAAGCGTGTTTTAGACAACCATATAAATAAACGTCTGGGTGTCCAGTCGATACAAAGTTGGTAGTGTTTGTGCTACTCAACGCTGCTATCGAAGCATAATAAGTTAATTGTAATGTATAACTTGTATCAGGTGTAGGTGCTAACTCTAAACTTTTATCAACAATAGAGAAAAATACTGGTTGTCCAGAAGTATTGTCGTTAGCTTTTCTATAAACATCTAAAGATTCTATAGACTGTTGTAGTAAAGGTGTGAAATCACCAGAGCTTATTTCTACGTTTATAGCTTCTAGCCAGTCAGTAGGTAAAGATAAATATTGGCCATCGGCAGTAGCAGTTGCTCTAACTACCATGTCTTTGGTTCTTAATCTTCTGTTAAGTTCACCTTCAGTAGCATCAATAAAAAAATCTAATTTAGAAGTTAAATCACTTCTATTTAAAAAATCTGCTATCTGTGTTTTTAAATCATCGTACGTCATACTTTACCTTGCCACGTTCTAAAAAGTTTATTGTTGGGATCGTTTAACCATTTTTTCCATTTGGCTTTATCGTTCGCCCAACCTTCTCGTATAGCTTTTTGATATATTACCATAGGTACTTCCGCAACATGGCGTAATTCTTTACCTGGTTTTAATTCTTGTAAGTCTTTAACGTGCTTCAAAATTGGCGCTACGTTTTGTTTGGTGTGATAAACAAACTTATCATCTTCTGTAGCAAACTCGCTAACAAAGTTTGTTCTAGTGTCTATTACTGTTCTTCTTGCCATTTTAAAAAAGAGGGGTGATTACTCACCCCCCTTAATTAAACTTATGATGTAGATAAGTCGTACACAGCTCCATGAGCAGCTTCGTTGCTCACTTCTAAACCGAATTCAACTACTATCATTTTAGTTTCAGCATCACCAATAGTCGAGATGTCAATAGTTTCAAAATCTCTAAGATAAGAAACTTTTGCAAAATCAGGATCTAATAGTAAGGCAGTTCTAGCTCTACTTCTGTTTGAAGGAACTACTTGTAGTTCTCCAAAATCACCAGAGTAAATGCTTACAGATGCTTCAATAGTATTAGCATCTACAAACTGTCTAGCTGAACTTCTACCAGTAAAACCAGATACAACTGATTTCACATGAGGGCCAACAACTAACAATGAAGGCTCACCACCATTAGTGAAACACGCTTGTTGTACGGTCTTAACAAGAGTTTCAGTAATAGCTCTTTGTGTTCCATTAGTAGTGGAAGCACCACTACCATTGTAAGCACCACCTGAACCGATAGACTTGTTACTTGTTATCCAAGTTTCAAGACCACCTGTTTGTCTAGCAGTAGTAGCATCACCAGCGTTTTTAGCATTGTTTTGAGTTAAGGCTTCTTCCATATCTCTTTTCAATGCTTTAGCCATGAGAGCTAATTGGTGCGCCATTTCACTTCTTTTACCAGCAGCATCAGAAGCGTTTTGTGAACCAGTAACAGTCGCATCTCTGCTTGAGATTTGACATACATTACTTACTCTAGTTGTAGCAGTCGAAGCTGCTCTTGAAAGTTCAAAACCTTCAAGTTTCCCAGTTGCACTTGCAGATGGCAAAGATTCTACTTGCCAATCGAATTGCACGTTGCTTACGTTATTTCTACCAATGGCACTCATTACAGGAGTTGCTGTTGGAGAGATGTTATAAATAACATCACTTAATTGTTCTCTGTCAGCAGTCGCAGTATAAGTATCAAAGGCGTTTGTGACTTTAGCCATTTTTATATACTCCTCTAGCTTTCGCTAGAAATTAAATTAATTGTTCAAATACTTTAGCTGCATCTTGGACTTTGCCAGATTTAGCTAATTTCTGTTTTGACTTTTTCAAAGGAGTTGTTTTCTTAACTTGATTGGCAGTACCAGGTCTAGCTACTCTGGCTGGTGCTTTCTGTGTTGGCTTCTTCTTTGTTGCTTTGATAGTTTTATCATGCAACCAAGAATTTCTTAAACCTAACAAAATGCGATAGTCATAAACTTGATCCATTTCTTGTGGCGTGAATCCTAAAACATTTATGGCGTAATCCCTAATCGCTATCTTTTCAGAATTAGCTTTTTCAGAATCTTTCCATTCAGGAACTTTTTCTAATAACTGTTGGTTGCCAAACTCAACAAATTCTTTAACTTGTTTCTGCTGTTCAGCAAGTTCCTCATCTTTGATTCTTTGCTGTTCAGCTTGAGCTGCTTCCAAACGTTTTTGTTTTTCATTCCAAACGTCTTTTTCACGAACATAAGCAATAGGATCTTCGTCATATATAGCTTTCCAATCTGGTTCTTCACCTAACTCAGCTTTTAAATTAGCTTCAAGTTTCGGTAACAAATCCTTATAAATGTCATCCTTTTGCCTTAACTCTGCTTGTTGGCTTTCAATCTCTTTACGTTGATTAGCCAATTCTTGAGTCTTGCGTGTATAGTCTTGCTGACGACTGTAGCCGTTTTGAAGTTCTTCGAGTGTGACCTCTACTTCAACGCCATTTTGTTTAATGGTATAAAGTTGAGGTTGCTCGTCATCCAAAAGCTCTACTTGATCTTCTTGTGACTCATCTTGATCTTCTTCAAGATATTCTTCTTCTGTTTCTTCGACTTCTTCGGCAGCTTCCGCTTCCATTTCTGGTTCTTCGGTAACTTCCTCGACTTCTTCTACAGATTCTTCGACAGCTTCGACATTTTCTTCTACTGGTGCTTCTTCTTCAGGAGTCAGTAAGTTAGAAAATGCTTTTTCTGCCTGTTCTAAATTATTTTGTAATGCAGTCGGTTTTTCCGTTATTGCCATGTTTTTACCTCATTGTGTAAATAATGTTTGAATTTTACTCTAAAAGACTAGGAAAGCTCAACAATTATTATCTTGTTATGCTTCTTATCTTGTCTAATTGAGTCTTAGTTATTCTGCCTTTTTCAATAATAATCCTAAGATGTTTTTCTACTTCAGGCAAAATTCTAATCGCTTTGTGTAAATCTTCTCTAAAACTGCTATCAGCTTCAGAGGAGTTTTCCCACTTTTGCATATATTCTTCTTTGAGGTTAGCAACAGCTTTTTTAAATACTTCGCTTTTTAAAATAACTTCTGCTTCGTTGGCTTCTAATACTTCTTTTTGTGAGGGCATAATTTAAGTGATGGCTTGGTAAATAATTTCTTGAAATAAAAATCCTGTAATACTTAAAAAAATTGTAACTATGAATAATAATGTATTTCTGATTGTTTTATTTACTGATGCGATACCATTTTCAATAGAGTCTAATCTTCGATAATTTTCTTTCCAACGCTGATCGCATCTTGCTTCGTGTGCGCTTAATCTTTTATCTAATTCTGCTACTGTTGCTTTTGCCATTAATAACTCCAAACAGTTGGTCTAAATTTTCCATCAGCCTGAGTAGCAATATCTAAATGTATAAATCTATTATTACCATTTTGGCTAACGCCAATGCCTGTAAAACCATAATCACACGCATTAGTTACGATTTTATATGCTTCTGTACCACGACACAATATATCGACTGCCAAGCCTGTAGCGTGCATGCCTGGCTCTGTTTTAGCTGCTTCAATCGGATGATCTGGACAACGATAACCAGAACTAACTACAAAAGAAAAATCCAAGTAAGTTCTAAGATTTTGTAAGTTACTAACTAAGTGTTCTGAAATACCCTCTTTTCCACAATGCTGACAAGCAAATTCTTCTGCTTTAAAGTTTTTATAAAGTTCCCAATTCATCTTCAAATAATATTTTTTCAGCCATATAGTATTCACCTACAACCATTAAATCTTTATTCATTTCTTTTGCTTTGCGTTCGGCTTCGGCAAAATCATTAGCATAAACTAATGGGCCTTCAAATATCCTAACACTTTTATCAGACAAGACTGCTGATATTTCTGTCATAAAAACCATATCAAGGTCTTAGTACGTCTTTAATATTTTCTTCTTTCATGTTGTTACGAGCAACACCTTTCCATTTTTCAGCAGTTCTTAAACCACCAAGACCAAGTAAAGATAAAGTCAAAGTCATAAGTCCTTCGGTATTAATTACTGGCGGTTGAATTGTTGAGCCTGAAATAACTACTACCCAATTCATTAAAGGTGCTAAGAAAAATTGCCAAGCTAAACCTAATGCACAAATCCAAAGGATTGCAGGCCTACTTCCTGAAACAAAAATACTAGGGTGTTTAGCTTGTTCTAAATTTATATCTGCTTGTGCTTTTTGCAAATCAATCATTTGCGCTTTGATACTAGCTTCTAGTTCCATACGCTTGTTTTTATCAGGTATAGCTCTACCAATTAGATCACTAATGGGTTTAAAAAATTTATCAATCATCGTCTTTGCCCTCCAATATTTTTTGTAATTTCATAGCTTTTTCATGTGCTGAATCAACATGTAAATTTTTATCAACTATTTTTTCTAGCTTTAAACTTTCTATTTTATTATTACTAATATAACGCCAAGTATAACCATCTTTTGAGTACACCCCAAAGACAGTAGTACCTATGCCAATTTTGATTATCATGGCTTGTTCGCCATCTAGTAAGACTTTATCGCCTTCTTTGAATTGTGAATTGAGTTTGAATTTAAGACCTTTGATAAATGATACTGAATAGTCTTTCAGAGCAAGACCGCCTAAAACGCTTGCCAATAATAAAGATGCTTCAACATAATACTGCTCAAAGTCCACTTTTCATTTGCCAACTTTTTTCATAGCAATTTTATGTGATTCAGTAAAAGTTTTGCCTTGTCGCATTAACTTTCTCATTTCGCTCATGTGTTTAGCAGTATGATGTTTTTGGTGTCTTTTCAAAGTATCTTTTTGTCTTTGCGTAAGTTGCCTTGTTTTTTTCATACTAATATCTTCTTTTAGAAGTTTTTTTATTTTTCTTTTTTTTACTTACTGGTCTGCCTTTTTTTGAACCATAAGTTCCTTTTCCCATTGGCATAATTTACCTCCTTTTTTTAGT